GCCACCGTTATCGAACACTCCAACGGCACCTACAGCGTCAAGGACGCCGAGGCCACCACACACAACGATGACACCCTCAGCGGTGATTGTGAGATCGACTGTCAAGAGCGGTGCGCCTATCCCGGTCAGTTCACGGAGTGCGAGCCTGGCCCGGCCTATTACGACACTCGCGATGAGGTGCTCCGGCCTGAGTGGATGGAGCGTGATCCTGATCACTTTGACGACTCGGCCAACTGGCCCGAGTCGTGGCAGTAGGACAGCGTGGGGTGTGGTGTCCCTGGCGGCTCGGGCTAGAGCGACGGGGCAGGTTCGACTCCTGCCCACGCCACCAGCAACCAGAGGAGAGATCTCCATGTTCAGGTACTCAGCAGCACTGTTAGGCGTCTTAGCTATCGTGACGCTCGCCGCATGCAAGCCCGAGCCTGCTCCTGGCAGCATCGACGTGGCGGGCGACTCGATCACAGTTGAAGCCCTGTGCGGGGATTCTCAGTGCGGTAGCCCCGCAGGCGATGATCGACCCGACGACGTGAGCTGGCATGCCGGGCTCGGCTGGACCATGGTCAACGTTGAGCCGCGGATTGAGGCTGCAGTCACGAATGGTCGTCCGCAGACGCTCGTGTGGGCGCTCGGGACGAACGATGCCAGCCCTACCCACGGCGGTTGGGGTTGGCCAGAGATCGCTCAGACGGTCGAATTCCTTGATTTGCCGCATCCCGATGCGTGCGTGGTCGTGGTGTTGCCCTGGTTGGGTTCGGGCGCCAGAGCGGCGCACAGGACCGAGATCAACAAGGCTCGTGACGATCTCCCCACCATCGCGGCGAACCGAGACGGACCGACCGTGGTCGTGGATTGGGCCGATGTCGTCGGCTCACACGCCCGCCCCGAGCTGTTGCACACGGACGGCATCCACCTGACCCAGGACTCCGCCTTACGATCCGACGCTCAGCGGGAACGGCTAGAGCTGTACTGGGACGGTGTACAGCAGTGCGAAGACTTGCTGTGACGCTATGGTTAACGTCATGGGTCAGACCGACGCTGAGCGAGCACGCCGCTACCGCGACCGCAAGCGCGGTGGGCCACCACGTGAGTTGCGGCCGCACGGCACGAGAGCGGCCGTGCGCCGTCATGAGCGAGCGGGAGAGAAGTACTGGCAGGAGGGTGAGGACTTCTGTCAGGAGTGCAGGGATTTCGAGCGAGCTCGTCAGCAGGAGCTGTACGCGAGCCGCAAGGCGGTACGCCGGTTGTTGAACGAGGTGGCGGGTGAAGGCTGACCAGCGGTAGGCTCACGACTTCGGTTGTGTGCGCCGATTTGAAGGGGTCCCAGGTTCTCCCCCCTACTGGGACCCCTTCGCTATGCTTGGGCTCGTGAATTTCTGGCCCTGGTCGAAACCCGAACCCAAACGAGCAGCGCCACGTACGATCTTCTCGGGGGAGCTGGGCTCGGGCGGGCTGCGATTCAACGGTCTCCAGGCGACGGACGCGTTACTGGAGCAGGTCGCGGGGCTGACCAACGCTCGGGTCTCTCGGCGTGACGCCTTGCGGGCAATGGCCGTGTTGCGGGCGCGAAACCTGATTTCAGGCGTCTGCGCCACGCTCCCGATCGAGCTGCGGGACAAGGACCGCAACCTCGATGAGCGCGACTGGCTCGGCTATCAACCTAACGACTTGATGCCGGATACGGTCACCTATGCCTATACCTATGAGGATCTGCTGTTCGAGGCAACGTCGTACTGGCGGATCACGCGGTGGGGAAGTGACGGCTATCCCACTGAGGCAGAGCACCTGGATCACCGCTCGGTCTCGACATCGGCTACAGCCTCTCTACCGTCACGGATGATCTCGGAGGATCTTCCGTTCGCTCCCAACGATCCGATCCATGTGGATGGTCACTACGCCGACCCCCGCGAAGTGATCCGGTTCATTTCCCCCAACCCACCCTTGCTGGTGCACGCGGGCCGAGCGATCCGCACGATCCTCCTGCTCGACAAGATCAGCTCCGAGTACGCCAATAACCCTCTGCCTTTCGGGTACTTCAAGGACGCGGCGGACGAGGAGCCGCTTGACGATGACGAAGTCAGCGAGCTGCTTTCCAAATGGGAGCACGCACGGCGGGAGCGGATGTGGGGCTATGTCGAGAGCGGCCTGGAGCTGAACATGCTGGAATGGCCTTCACCTCAGGCGCTCCAGCTCACCCAAGCCCGTAACCATGCCGTGCTGGAGATCGCACGAGCGACAGGATTGGAGCCCGAGAACCTGGCGACGGTCGTAGAAGGTACATCTAGGACATACCAGAACGCTGAGGATCAACGGCTGGGGTTGATCGACTTTACGTTGATGCCCTATCTCTCGGCCGTGCAGGATCGGCTCTCGATGCATGACATCGTGCCGCGTGGCCTGAAGGCTCGCTACGACATCAGCGCGTTTGCACGAGCCGATACTAAGACGAGGATGGAGACCCACAACTTGGGGATCAGCTCCGGCCTTAGGAGGGTGAACGAGGCGCGTCGCAAGGAGGGTGAACCTGACCTGACCGCTGAGGAGCTGGAGGAGATCAAGCAGAACAAGAAGCCGCCCGAGCCTAAGCCTGAGCCGGTGAACGCGGATGAACCGCCAGAACCCGCTAGCGTTCCTTCTAATGGCAATGGCCAAGCGGTCGGCAGAACCAGGAGCTGATATGTCGTTGCATCCGGCATTCGAGGCCTTCGACGGCACAGAGGATGTGTTGGAGCTGACGCTCGATGACGAGACGATGTGGTCGTTCCGCGTGGACCGGGCGAGCCGACGCCTGGCGGGCAAGCTTCTCCCCTGGGGAGCCGTGGCGACCGATGCGAACGGTATGGGCAAGTGGCGGTTCGGCAAGGGGTCGCTGTCCTGGGGCAACAACGTCTCCCGCGTCAAGCTCCTACGGGATCACGATGTTGGGCAGCCGGTGGGTAAGGCTGTCGCACTGGAGGATCGCAGCGATGGTCTCTACGGGGTGTTCCAGGTGGCGCGGGGGGAGAAGGGCGACGAGGTCCTGAGCCTGGCAGAGGATGGCGTCCTGGACGGATTCTCGGTCGGGCCGCGGATCGAGCCCGATGGTTGGGAGGCCGACCCGAACGAGCGCGGGGTCCGGTTTGTAACCGCTGGCAAGCTCGTAGAGACGACAGTTACCGCTATCCCTGCTTACGACGATGCTAGAGTCCATCATGTCGCAGCTATGCTGCGCCTACCCTCGGATGATAAGGAAGGGTCGATGTCCACCGACAACAAGAACAAGTCCGGCGAAGGCGAGGGTCAGGGGAGCGGGACAACTGTTCTTGACGACCCCGATGCTGCGCTCGCCAAGTTCCAGGAGAGTCTCGATCAACGGTTCGACGCTATGGCCACCAAGATCGGTGAGATCCAGGAAACGCAGTCGGAATCAGTGACCAAGATCATCACCGATTCCTTTGAGGCTGCGTACGGTGCCATGGAGGGGCCGAACACCGGACATCGTGCACAGAATGCCGCGGCTCGGCTCAGGGTCACCCGAGAGGAGCCCGTTTACCGGTTCGACGGCGAGCAGCGTGGTGCTTCCATGGTGCGTGATTTCTGGCGTGCCAATACCGAGCGCGATCAGGACGCGGTCGAGCGGCTGCGCAAGTTCCAGGCTCAGCAGCGGGATATGGTCGATCTGCTCGTCAAGACTCCCCCGAGCGTTCGGGCGGGTTTCGCCGGAGCGGCTACGACCAACGTCGATACCGATAGCGTGATCCCCCCCGGTTATCGGCCCGATCTGTTCGTCAACGAGCTGATGCAGAGCCGCCCGATCGTGGCCCAGGCGTCGCGGGGCACCATCACCGACGCTACCCCCTTCGTCGTGCCCCGCTTCGTGTCGAGTACCGGTCTCACCGCTGACCATACCGAGGGCACGAACCCCAGCAATGGGACCATCGTTCTCGACTCGATCACCGTGTCACCTGGCGCGGTGTCCGGCATGTTTGAATTGACCCGGGAGATTGTGGACGCCGCCAACCCGGCCATCGACGCCATCGCCCTGGCGGCCATGCGGGAGAGCTACAACCAGCAGACTGAGGTCAAGGCGCATGCCGCTCTTAACGGGGCTGCGCTAGCGGCGAACACCGAAGACATCACCACCGCGGTGCTCGGAGGCACAGATGGTGAAGCGATCGGTCTACTCCGCGGTCTGCTGGCCGACTATCCGTTCCATCGGTTCGCCGCTCCGACCGGTGCTGTTATGTCTCAGGCCATGACTCGGCATCTCGCTACTGCGGTCGATCCCGATGGGCGCCCATTGCTTCCCAGTGTTGGTGCGTCCAACACGTCCGGTGTGGGCAACGCGGTCAGTCAGGGTTGGTTCGTGGACGGATTGCCTTTCGTCCCCGCTTGGGCCATGACCGAGACCGAAGATGATCATGTGGCCATCGTTACCAACAGGGCCGACTGGTGGGCATGGGAATCGCCGCTCCTCACCTTCCGTTTCGAGGAGAAGTCGGGGCCTGCCAAGATCGAGCTTGCGTTGTTCGCCTACTTCGCCACGGCTGTCCTCCGCCCTGCTGGCTTCTCGGCTCTCGTTCTGAACGACACGCCATGATGACTAGAGCCGACTATGAGGCCATGACGGCCGCCGATCTCCGCGACGAGCTGTACGATCGGGAACTGCCAACGGGCGGTAACAAGGTGGACCTGGTCACGCGGCTCGTCGGGGATGATCAAGCCTCAGAGCCTGAAGTCCAGGCGAAGTCCGCTGGTCCTGTCAGCGCAACTGACGCTCAGGCCGCGGACAAGCCAGCGGACAAGCCAGCGGACAAGCCAGCGGACAAGCCAGCGGACAAGCCTGAGCCTGGGCCGATGTGCTCGGTTTGCGGGGTGCGCCATGAGGGCACGAAGCACAGGAGTTGAGCCTTGGCCATCGTGAATGGCTACGTGACGCTCCCCGAGCTGAAACGCTGGCTCCGATATGAGGAGCCAGAGGACGCTCAACCCGATGATGAGCTGTACGAGGCGACAGCCACGGCCGTGAGCCGGTACGTGGACAACTATTGCAATCGGCACTTCTACCAGATCACAGAGGAGCGGGATTTCTGCGCGTCGGATGTCCATACGATCGCCCTAGGCACCTTCAACGATCTCGTCAGCATCACCGAGCTGTCAACCGACGAGGACGGCGATGGGGTGTTCGCTGAGGTGTGGGACGCTGCCGACTACGAGACACGGCCGAAGAACACCCTTGGTCCCTACCGTTTCATCCGGGCCATAGGCCGGAGGTTCCCCCGCAATACCGCGGCTGGTGGGCGCCTGGAGCGCATCCGCGTCGAGGGGGTGTGGGGATGGCCCACTGTTCCTGAGGCCGTTCACCAGGCGACGCTTATCCAGGCAGCCCGGGTGGCCAAGCGCAAGGAAGCTCCCGAGGGCATCCTTGGACTCAACCAGTTTGGCGTATTGCGCGTGAGTGGCAAGCCCGATCCTGACGTACGGGATCTGTTGGGGTCCTATCGCATTCGGGCAGTTGGATGACCACCAACCCCAGGGACGTCTACGCGGCCGTCAAGGATCGGCTGAAGCTGTTGGGGCTCAATTCCTACGACTACATCCCTGGAGCTGCTGAGTGGCCGGGCGCCTTCGTCCTGATGGGCGAGGTCGAACATGAGGGCCTGGCGGACGACTGGATCACGATCCGCTTCGAGATCCTGCTCATGGTCTCCGCGGCCATCGATGAGCACCAGCTCCAGCTATTGGACTATCAAGCGTTTGCTGGGCCGAAGTCGATCAGCGAGGCGTTTCGTACAGAGCCGACGCTCGGGCTTGACGGGGCTAGTGTCCGAATCGTCAGAAGTCGACCGCTTGGGTACGAAGAACAGGCAGGGTATCAGGGGTTCGGGTGTTCTTTTGAGGCGGTAGCTCGCCTTGGTTGAGTCGCGGTTCACCATGAGTGGATACCATCTCAGGTAATATCTGCTAGCGCACCTAGTGAGGGATCGAAGCATGGCCAAGCAACTTCGCAACAAGGACAGCGGGGCGACCTACGTGCTCCCCGAGACCAGGAACGCCAAGAAGGCCGGAGATGTCATCGTGGCCCAATCGGGCGGAGCCTGGGAGTGGGATAGGGCTAAGGCGTCCAGTACAAGCACGGCTACCAAGCCGGGAGGTAAAGACTGATGGCCAAGTACGCAAACGACGGGCAGATCCGCGTGGTGGTC